CTCCCGATCGCCCTGTCGAATGCATCGCCGGCCGCCGGAGCCTTGCCCGTCGGCTTCTGGCCGGGGAACCGCGTGCCGCCCTGACCTCCGCCCTCGTCCTCGGTGTCGCCCTTGGCGCCCAGAGCGGGGAGGAAGTCCTTCCACTCCTTGGTGGCGTGATCCACGAGCTTCGTGGGCACCTTGCCCTCACCGGCCAGCGTGATGTACGGCACCTTGACCGTCTCGCCGTCGACCGTTTCGTCGCGGATCTCGAGCTTGTCGCCGTCGGTCACGAGCGTGGACAGGACGGCTTCCTTGCCCTCCCAGCCCGCCGCCTTCGCGACTTCGGCGATTTCGGCCCGTCGGTCCCCCTGCTGGACCTTCGTCTTCAGCTCGTCGTGCTCCTCGAGGGAGGCCTTCAAGTCCTCGGGCTTCCCGAGCGCCTTGTACGCCTCGAGCTCCTTGGCCTGCTCGGCGGTCAGGACCACCGAGCCCTCGGGGAGCTCCGCTTCCTTGAGCTGCTTCTTCAGGTCCCGCTTGTCGCTCCGGAGCCGGTAGTTCTCGTCGTAGAGCTGGGCGAGCGCGGCCTTCGTGCTGCCGTGCTTGGCCTCGAGCGCCTCGAGCTGTGCCGAGCGATCGGGGCCACCGCCTCCGCTGCCCCCCTCGTCCTCCTCGTCGAAGAGGAGCGGTCCGAAGGGCAGGCCGTTGATGAAGGTCCGGAACATGTGCGCTTCCCCTTGGGTCGCGTGGCTCGTGGCCATCGCCCCCGAGGACCTTCCCCGAACGCAAAGAGGGCCGCCCCCCGCGTCTGCGGAGAACGGCCCTCTGGCCACATTTGGGTGGCGGCCCCTTGGGTCGCCTGTCAGGGTCTAGTCTAGGGGAAGGCTCGGACGGGGGTCAAGGCTGTTGACCGAGCGGAAAGTGCAGGGTCAGCCATTCGGGAGGCTCAGCCTCCGGGGCGTCTGGCCGGCCGTGCTCCATCGCGTGAGCGAGGAAGTCGGCGATCGTGGGTCGGATCATCGCTCGTTCGCCCCCTGGCGCCTCCCACTGCGGCGGGACATAGTCGGGCGACGTCGTGGCCCGGAATGCCTGCATCACCTGGCGGAGTACTCGGCTATCTGCCGTCCATTCCCAACGGCCGACCCGATCGCCTTCGACGAAGGCGTAGAGGTAGAAACCGTCGGGCGCATGGGGCAGTGAAGCCTCGACCGGGAAGGCGACGAGGTTTGCGCGTTCCGTGACGCGGTAACGCGCGCCTGCACCCAGCGAGGTCGAGGGGAAGTCATCGAGGGTCGGGCAACGCATGAGGCAGAATCGCGACGTTGAGCTGCGCCCACAAGCATGCGGCCCAGATGTAGCCTTGCGCTACATCTCAAGATGTAGTATTATACTACTACACTCGAGACACGAGAGGATTTAGACCGATGACGACCCCGACCGAAACCGCCGAAGCCCTGGCCACCAAGATCCGCAACCTGCACCCCGAGCTACGCAAGGCCCGTGTCTGGACCGCCGAGGACGGCCATGCGCGCGTGTACACCGGCTTCCGCGGCGAGCACATCCGCGTGGATCTGGATGGCACGGTGAGCCGTAGCCAGAGCCGCATGACCTGGGGCCACCTCATCCGCGACCTGGTGGCGTGACGCGATGACCCCCGACACGTTGACCCGCATCATCGACCGCGACCCCGCCCGGCACCGCATCTCCCACCTCATCATCTGGCGAGATGCGGCAGCCGGGCATTGGGCGCTGACGATCTCCTATGCCGGCATGTCCAGGGTTCACCCGGGCGACCTGCCGGGGCCGGGCAACGCTCCGCATCACAAGGTATCGATCGACGTCGATGCGATCCCCGATGGAGTCAGACTACGAGCGTGGGAGCGCGACCCTGATACGGTGCACGCCCTCCCCGAGCCAGAGGGTGACGTCAAGGCTGCGATCCATGCCGCGATTGGCCGTCTCGCCGAAAGCCGGGTACTTGGCAGCCCCGAGCCCCTCGAAGTCGAGCGCCACGAGCCCGCATCCCCCGAAGCTCTAGCGCACGATCCTTGGCCGCGTTGGCACATCCGGGTCTACCGAGAGACCCCAAAGGAGCGCGCCCTATGAAGGGCGAGGAATACCGGGCGATCCGCAAACGCATCGGCACCCAGGCCGAGGTCGCCGAACGACTCGGAGTGCATCGGGTCACGATCGCGGACCGAGAGCGTGGTGCACAACCGATCTCGCGTGAGTCGGAGCTTGCGATCCTGATGCTCGCGACCGACATCAAGCCTACGCCGCCCGAATAGTCTCCTCGGCCTGCCTGGCGGCATCTCGGATCAGCGCCTCCAGGGACCGGGACTGTGACGGAGTCAGACCAGCTGCGGCGGCGACCTCGGCGGGATCGACCGCCAATGCCGGTGCCGGAGGCCTCGGCTGGTCCCACTCGGCGGGGTCGCGGATGAGAGTCCTCGCGCGGCATGTGCAACGAGGGTGCGCCCTGCGTGGTAGCGCGTCGACCGGGTAGACCCCCGTGCCGAGCCCGAAGAAGTCGGTGTCCTGGAGGACGTCACACTGATCGAATCGATCCCCATGAGAAGACGATACTTCCCATCGGATCGCCTGCACCACCGGCGACTCGAGTGCGCCCTGCCGGTGCGCCTCCCATTCCGCGTTCATCGGCTCGGTCCGCGCAATGAGTTGGGCCCGCGCCGCGATCTTGCCCGCGTCGGCCCGCACGAGCCGGAGATTCGCCGGCGTCGCGTCGTAGCCCATCTGTCGCAGCACGTCGTAGCCTATCCGGCGTCGATCGAGTAGAGCAGCCGCGGGGAAGGCGTCGGCGCCGAGGACATGCAGGCGGAGCTCACGAGCGACCTGCGTGGTCGTCGCACCGCGCAGCAGCCCACCCGCGACGATCCGATCTACCGCGGCGACCGATTGGCGCTGGATGGTCCGAAACGACGCAGCGAGCGCCGGACGCGACAGGACCGCCTGCGCGGCCGCCAGACCGAGACCACCGAACTGCACCGATACGGCGGAGGACGCACCCGGGGAGGAGGCGATCAGCGACGCGGTCGCCTCGGCATAGAGCGTGGCCACCCGGTCCGAGGTGATCGTCACGCCGTTGCGCGTCGCGAGCGCCATGTCCCGGACGAGTTGGTCGATGATTTCGCGGGCGACCATCAACGCGTGGCGCTCCCCACGAGTGGCCAGCCCGGCGGCCACCCGTTGAGCGAGCTCCTCGGCGTACGCCTCCAGAAGCCGGAGGAACGCGTCGGCCTGCGTCTTCGTCATCGACAGCCCGACGTTGCGGGCTGCCTCGAGCTGGCGGTGGTAGGCGGCTGCGTCAGCCATCATCGAGGACCTGATTCATCACGACCGAGACGCTCACGACGCCGCGGGCGTAGACGTACCGAGTCGACGGCCGCCATGGCTCCTCGTCGTCGTCCTCGTCGGGATCGTACGGCTCGAAGCGGGTCTGGCTCATCACGACGATCCACCCTCCGGCGCGCTTCAGGATATCGGCGACCTCATCGAGCTGGACCGGACCCTGTGGACCGAACAGCTGGTCGGTGTGGTCGACGACGACCTGGTTCTCGTCGGCCAGGTCGATCGCAACCTTGAGGGTCCTGGACCGTGGAGCGGTGCGCGTAATAGGCACCACGCTACGCCGCCGCGGCGCCGGTGCCCGCCAGGATCTCCTGGATCGCGGCGTCCTGGGCGTCCTGTTGGCTCCCCGTGTCCTGCACCTCCTGGTCGGCCGACCGCAGCTGCTCGAGCAGCTCCTCGTCGTCGACGCCGGCGATCCGTGCGGCGCGTTCCCAGGTCATCCCGTCCGACCCGTCGCCGTAGAGCTCGCGGATCATCGTGATCTGCTTCGAGCGGAGCTCGGCGACGGCCGCCGGCTCGGACTCGATGCGCTGCAGCTCGGCGTCGACGTCCTCGGTGCCGTTGGCGTGGATGGCGGAAGCCCGGGACATCGTGCCCGCCTTCACGTCGGCGTTGTTCTGGTTCCGCTCCTCGTTGGTGACAGGACCCGCGCTGACCTGCAGCTTCACGGCGATCCGGTAGCGAGCGAGCACGTCGCTCTCGGCCGCCATGTGGTCGGCCCAGGCGAGTGCCGCCTCGAGCGTCTTCCGGATGAGCTCCTCGAGCTCGGGGCGCACGCCGTTGAGGTCTGAGTCGAAGTCGCCGCGCGCCTGCTCGTACGCAGTGCCGGAGGCCTCGCTGGTACGCTCGAGCGCGATGTGCGCCTGCTTACACTCATTGAGGATCGCGTGGTAGGCGTGGTCGGTGACCTTGGTCGCGTACTCGGGATCCGTCGGGTCCTTGAAGATCACGCCCGGGCTGGCCCGGCGGTCGCCTTCTGCGCTCTGATCGAGGACGCCCATGAGCTCGGTCGTGATCGCGGCGCCGAGCGTTCGATGGACCGGGTGCAGGTACCACGTCCGGCCCTGCGAGTCGGTCTCGGTGGTCAGGGGCGGGCCGTCGACCGGCACGCTGGTCGACCAGATCCCGTTGGGCTCGGCGTTCGTCGTGTAGCGCTCGGGGAACCCCGCGGTCTCGCCGACCCGCACGATCAGCGACTCGAAGAAGTTGAGCCGGTGCTGCTGGCGTCGGACGGCGTCGGTGACGAGCAGCTCCGCGGCCATCTCGGCGATCGGGATGCGGCCGCCCATCGGGACGCGGTACTCCTCCTCCTCGGCCTCCTGGTCGTCGTTGGTCAGGACGCGGAGGACCGCTTCCTCGCCGTCGTTGAACCAGAGCTCCGCGCGCTCCTTCCCGTCGTCCTTGAAGACGAAGATCGCGGCCGACTCCGCCGACTCGTCGTCACGGTAGACGATCGCGACGTCGGGGGAGGGCGCGTCGACCTCGAGGAAGTCCAGCGCGTCGGCGATCGTCCCGGCCGTCGGGAGCGCGGACGTCTGGCCGGCTTTGCCTTTGGTCACCACGAGCCGACCCGGCGGGATCCACACACGAAGCGCGCCACGTGTGGCCCACCGGGAGCGCTTGGCCGCCTTGCGGATTTTCTCGCCGAGTCGACGTCGACGGGCCCAGGTCCGGATCGTCGACGAGAGCTCCTCGATCTCGGCTTCCTGGTCGGCGAGGGCGGCCTCGTACTCCGCGATCGCGGCCGCCTTGTCCTCCTCGCTGGTGCCCTCCTCGAACTGCGGCTCCTCGATCGGCTCGAGTGGCGTCAGCTGCAGGTCGAACGAGCGCTTGAGCAGCGCGTTCGCCATGCGGTCGAGGACCTCGCCGATCGTGTCGCGCGGGGTGAACTGCCGCTTGATCGCGGCGAGGACCTCGGCGCGGCGGCTCTGGTCACCGAGCGGGCCCATCCAGCCCGAGCCGTCCTGCCAGTGGTCGCGGTCCTCGACGAATCGGCGGTTCGACTCGAACCCGTCCTTCGTGACCTGCTCAGCGATGGCCTTCGAGATGGCGTCCTTCGCGTCGCTGAGGGTCCACTCGGTGAATGGCTTGCCCATGGTCGTGGCTCGTCAGAGGGTGACTTGGCTTCGCGACGGGATCCGGCGCGCGCCGACGTGCTCGACGACGAAGTCGGGGGCCGCGGCGAGCGCGAACCCGTCTCCGTCGTCAGGGGACCGTCCGTGGTCCTTCCGGAAGTCCTTCTTCTGCGAGAGGCGCCGGACGTCGCGGCCGCGCTTGTTGACCCAGTCGTAGGTGCGCTCGCAGAGGTCGGCCTCGAGGCTCTCCGGAGGATCGATGATCGCGATGCCTCGGACGGTCTCCGCGGTCTCCGCGTACATCTCGGTCGCGAGGTCGGCGTAGGCCTTCGGGTCGTGTGGCTTGCCGTTGAAGTGGACCTCGAGGACCTGGACGACCCGGAACGCGGCGAGCAGCTCGGCGTCGATCTTCAGCTTGTCGACCACGCCGCCACCGAATCCGCCGCCGCCGTCGATCCGGAAGCGGACGTCGCTCACGCCTTTCGCCTTGAGCTCGAACGCGAGCTGCTTCGCCTTCCGGGCATAGACGTTGGTGTCTCGCTTCGAGAGGCGAGCTGCTCGCCAGATCCGACCGTTCCACCGCGCGTAGATCGTCCCGAAGTCGTTGCCGAACCGCGCGACGTCGATCCCGATCCGGGCGGCGTTCGGCTCGATCTCCGGTGGGGTCCGAGCGACCGCGGCGTCGTAGCGGCCGACCGGCACGAACGTGTTGTCCGCGAGGTTCGCCGGCGCCTTGCCCAGCACGCGCCACATGAACTCGGGGCTCGGCCGGAAGACGGTCCCCGCCGGGTGGATGCCGGCTTTCGTCAGTACGGGGAAGGGGACCTCGAACGTCTCGTCGTCGGCGTTGTGCTCGGCGGCGACCTCGCAGTGCTTCTCGATCATCGACTCGACCCACTCGCGGCGGACGGCGTCGGGCACGACCTCACGGCCAGCGATCACGTTCGGGTGGCCGAGACACGACATCCGGAATGTGCGGGCCGTCGAGCGCGCCTTGGCCTTGTGGAACTGCGAGATGCGGGTGCGTGGGTTGGCGAGCATGAGGACGATCACGATGCCGCCCGACTCCATCGACTCGATCGCGTCGAACACGTAGTCGGGGACCCCCTCCGCCTCGTCGATGACGTACATCAGGAACGGGCCGTGCTTGCCCTGTGCACGCTCGGTGCCGCGACCATGCGAGTCGCTCGTCGCCTGGCCCTTCACGAAGTGCTCGGAGCTCCTGACGACCCATGGCTTGCCTTCGTAGACCCGGCCCGGCAGACCTTTGCCCCTCCGGTCCCTTCTGATCTCCTTGAAGAGCAGGTCGTCGATCTGCGGCGCGGTCGGTGCGAAGCAGTAGATGAGCGACGGTGCGAAGCAGTCGAAGAAGTGATTGACGACTCCGCTCGCGACCTTCGTCTTGCCGACCGTGTGCCCCGCCTCGACTCGAATCACGTGCTTGATCACGGAGCCAGGCGACCAGTAGCGCAGCTCGTCCTCGGCGATGAGGCCCTTCTGGAAATCACGCCGCTCGATCTGCTGCCGGATCGCGAGACGGTAGGCGTTGAGGACCTCGACCTGGCCCGGGTTCTTCGGGGTGCCCCGCCATGGCTGCCAGCCGAGCTTCTCGCGCACGTAGCCGACTGGGTCGTCGG